AGCAACATCTTGCAATGCTGAACAAACTTGTCCGTTAGTAACTACGAATGTAGCAGGACCTCTACGTCCTCTAATAGCGATCAAGTTAGCGATAGCCAAGATTTTTGACATGATTTTTCTCTGACGAGTGTGTAGGTTTTCTGAAGCAGAATTAACAACTTCAGTAGGTTGCATAGTAGCACCTGTTAAAGCACCTGTGTTGATGTAAGCACCGAATCCAGTTGCAGGGTTTTCTGTAGCAGAGTCAGCAGGTGTGATAGCTGTAGCTCCAAGGTTAACAAAGAAGTTATTACCTTGAGTTCTCAATACTGCAGCATGGTTTCTTTCACCAAGAGCAAACAACCTAGAAAGGATGTTTTTGTTGATAGATTGAGTCAATTCGTTGATCAATACTGATTCTACTTGAGATACAGCATCAACTCCGAATTGCTTAAGATCTTGAACTTGCTCACGAGTAACAGCAGCAGCAACTTGGAAAGTCTTAGCTTCAACTGATTTGTTGAATAGACTCAAGTTCATTACGTTATCACGAGTAGATTCACCTTGAGATCTTGAGTAAGGATCGTTAACATCAGCTCCAGTGTAATCGGTGTTAGCTAAAGCTTGACCGTTGAATCCAGTGATGTGATCCTCTAGAGCTTTTACTAATTCAACTGAATACTGACCAGCAGTACCACCAGTTACACCACCAGCAACATATGAAGCTAAAGTAGCAGCAATTGTGTTACCTGCAGTCAAAGAACCTCTAATGTGCCAGATAGGCATTCCATCTAGACGAGAGTAACCTACGAAAGCAAAGCTTACACCGTTAGTAGTAGCACCAGCATCACCAGCATCAAATGTAGGGATGTCAGCAGCGTCTGTATAAGTTTGTTTGATCAATAATGGAACATCGGTTCCTGATCCGTTAGTTTTACCTCCAGCGTATACGAAATCCAAGTAAGTTAAAACTCCCATTGGACCAGGCATTGGAACGACTGGAACTAAATCCAATCCGATTGTTTGTGCAGCAACCTGCATTGCAAGTGGAAGTAAAGTATGAGCTTTATCACCTGAACCTGTTAATTGAGTATCGAAAGCATCTTGAGTTCCTGGATCTCCAGGGAAACGAGTAGCTCCCATACCGTTAACAGCACCTAGTGTAGCGTTAGCGTTACTTTCATATAACTCATGATAGTGGCAGTATTTAGACATCCACTCTTGTTTGTTACGATCTGTAATACCAACTTCGCTCTCCAATACTGGAGCCCACTTACCAAAAATTTCTTGTTCGTTAATTAAGTACATTTTTGTTTGTGTTTTGTTTGGTTTTTATTTTATTCTTCCGTTTTGCTTTTAGCATCTTAGCAATGTTGGAAGTTGTTTACTATATATCTTAGTCTATATCTTTTCGATTAATTCGTCATGAATCGCTTTCAAATCAGCAGGAATAGCTTTAACGTCAATCTCTTCTGTTTTGAATTTATATTTTCCTGGAGTTATTGAATACCATGAATCTTGTTGTCTAGGCTCAAAAACGGTTTCGCAAAATAAAACTGTTCCTTTATTAGGACCGTTTAGTATTCTAGCCGCAATATATCTAGGTTCACTACGGTCTCTTTCCGTGCTTACCCAATTCACCTTTACTCCGAGAGATTTACCGGAACTAGTCACTGTAGGATTGGATCCTAATGTATCGTTAGAGTAAATCTTTACTAATTCACCATTTTTTAGCTTATCTCTCTTAAAAGATCCATTATACATTGGCCATACACCACCTTCGGATATGAGATAAGATTCAGTAATGAACTGCTCAAATGTTAAAAAATTCTTCATTTTTAACTTTTTATCTATCGAATTTTTCTTTAACTTTTCTTAGCTTGGCTTTCATCGAAAGTACGTTTCTTCTTGCATGAGCTAAGTCCAGTTGAGCTTTGTAAATATCAGCTTTTTCTGGATTAGTTTTCATTAATTCTGAATATCGAGCAATTTGATCTTTGATTTTATTTTCTGCGTCTTTTGCAACTTCATCAGCGGATCTTTTTCTCGCTTCGTTAACTTCAGTATCAACAGATTCTAATTCGTTATAAATCGCTTCAACTTCTTCATTAAGAAAATCATTAAATGTTGGTAGATTTTTCACTATTTAATTTTTTATCTTTTGAATCTAGTTCTGAATCCAGCTTTAACAGCATCCATATAAGAATCGGATGTTTTGTATTCAGAAGATTCGTTTACCGGTCTTTCTGTATTTTCAGATACTAAAGTAACCTTACCAAGATCTCGAGTTGCCCAGAAATCATCGATTTTGTATTGAGTATCTAGAACTCTAACTGAAGCCTGACCTTTGATTGCATTCTTTTGCGATTCGTTAAGACCGTTCCAAGAAGCAACATATTTAGCAGGCATTTGAAGTAACCAATCCATTTTAGTTTCTTTCTTCGTAATGAAGCAAGATTCCCAAATCTTTTCAGCTTCGTTTGAACCGTACCAGCGATTCTTGGAAAATGCATCAACAATTTTTTGTTGCTCATCTTCTGGAAGAACAGCGAATTGATTTCTTTTGCTTTCTGATAAGAAGTTTAAGAAATGATATTTATTAGATTTAGCTTCTTCTTTTTCGGCTTTTGCAGCATCCATAATAGCTACAAGCGATTCGTTAATTCCTTTTTCAAAATCATCTTTAGATTTTCCATCAAAATTAACATTTTCAGTGATAGAAGTTTCAACCTTTTCTTCTGTTGATTCAACAACAGCTTCAGTAGGTATTTCTTTAGATTCATTTACGTTTTCGTTAATAGTTTCAACAACCATTCCAACGTAGTTATGAAGATTTTGAAGATTTTCTTTGATGTATTCAGTGTATTTAGTTACCGAATCAACACCTTCAACGATGTAATCGTTATGTGAAATTACTTTATCAAGGTGCTCATTGATATGAGTTTGATAACCCCATCGATTAGAACTTTCTTCAGCTAACCAATCAGTGTAAGAAATTACTTGATCAGTCTTTTCAGCAACCATTCGCATATATTCGATAGTGTGATCTACTGATTCTGCTAATTTTTCAGAGTAATTAATTCCTTGATTAGTTTTCTCTCCAATTAACTCAGCATAATCTTTAACTTTCTCTAGATTTTCAACGATATAATCGTTATGAGAAATAAGACCTTCAACATTTTCATTTAATGAAGTTACTTGAGCAGAAAGATCATTAACTTTTTTCGCAATTTCTTCTGCATATTTAATCAAGCCTTCGTTGACGCTTGATGATTTTGTATCTTTTTCAGTAGATTCAGTTATGGACTTCTCTAACTTGGTAAATTCGTTTTTAACCAATTTCGTGTATTCGTTAAAGTCCTCAACCGAGATATATTTTTTTGAATCCATGGTTTGATTTTCTTTTATTATTTCGTTTTGGGTTTCTGTTTCTTTATTTATCTCAGCCAAATTTTCTACTGCAGCTTCTTCAGCAGATTCAGCAATAGTCCATGGAACTTCGAATAAACCTAGATTTTCATCGTTACCGAATCCATAGCTTTCGTTTACTCTTTTCAATTCAGCATTAGTAAATCCAGGATTTGCAACTAAATCGTAAGTAAACATTTTTTTGATTTTAACATGACCATTACTCTCAACAACACCAGCGGCTCTACTTGAAATATGAAGAGGAATACCTGCATCAACAAGAGCTTTTGCGTTTTTACCTGCATCAGTATTCAAAAGACGAATACGGCCTTTAACCGTTCTGCTTTCTTTATCGTAAGAAATATCTTCAATTACGTGTGATGCATTTTTAAGAGAAATGTCAAAAGATTTTGGATGATCTAGTTCACCAAGAAGTTTATTACCTTCACAAGCCTTTTTAAGCTCATTTACGTGTGGTAAAATTTCTTTTTCGTCATAGATTCGGTTGTTATTATTTTTAACTCCGATTTCGGTAAAGGTACCTTCTAAAACATACTTATCATCCTCTTTCTGAATAGATAATTGGCTTTCTGATCGCTCAACTACGAGTAGATACTTGTTATTCATTTCTATGTTCTATATTTTTACTATATATCTTTATGTTTTTGCGCTTTTTTAATTAGAAACCTTCGTCTCCACTACTATTGGCTTCTTTTTCAGCGTCTTCGATTTTCTTTAATTTTCGATTAAGATTGATGTCATCTTGTGATAAACCGAGGAATCTTTGAATCAAGAATTCAGATGAGAAGTATTTGATTTCGTTCATATCAGCATCTGTTTCTACAAGACCATCTTTCATCATTGTAACGAAATCTAATCGTTTTTGAAGGATTTCTATTTCCTTCATTTCTTCGAATATGTTATACTTATTAAATCTAACACCAATTTGAGCTTTAAATGCATCATCTTCCTTTAATTCGGGGAAGTCTAAACACATCTGTAACCAAAGCGGCTTAACGATAATTTCTTGCCATACAGATCTAAGACGAGTTACAAATCTACCAAATTTGATTTCATCTCGAGTCATACCTTCAGCATTCATTTCCCATGATGGAGGTGATTCCATATCAAAACGAGAAAGAGGAATTTTAGATACCTTAATAAGTTTTTCTCTAAAGTATTTAAGAGCATCTGTGTCAGAAAGGTCAGGGCCATCATTACCGATAGTTTCAATTGATGGTTCTCCAGCATCTCCAGAAGGTAACCAATACTCTTTATTAAACGGCATCATTGCTTTACCGTTAACTTTCAATTCTCCTGATTCGGTATCAAAGTCTATTTGTTCTCGGTAATTTTGCATTAAAACACCAAGTGATTGTTTTGCTCTAGTTTTCGATTTACCACCGACCGGAATGACAAATTTAGTTTTGAATGAGGCATTAACAGTAGCCCAAATAACTCTTGAATGCTCCATAATTCGAAGCAAGTTAAATGATCTTACTAAACGTTCAACATAGGAAACTCGACTTGCAGTATTAACGTTTGCATAAGATATGTAAATTATTTGAGAATCATAAAGAACTCTTTCTTTTCCAGGTTGACCTTTAAATTGGGTCCAGGTTTTCTTTCCTTCTTTATCAAGACCCGGCATTAACGAAACTGGATCAAGCTCTTTGAAACCGATTATTCGATCTTGTGATTTGTTATAAATGATCTCAAATGCGATATATCCATCGATCAACCACTTTCTAAAGTAAGACCAAGCGGAAAGATCATTATTGAATCCGAAATACTGATAGATTCGTTTAAAGTTGGTATCTAAAGATATTTTAATTGCGGCTAAAGTTTCCGGATCTAACGATTCATCGTCAAAAGTTACCGGAGCCATGCAATAATTTTTATCGTCATAAACTACACATTCATCACAAAGAGTATCAAGAATATCTTCGATTTCATCCTGTATAGCAAATTTTCTAAGATCTTCTCGTTTCTTTGGATAAGACTTATCAAAAATAGAAATTGATTTTCTTAGATTAATATCAGTCATTGACAGATTAGCAAAAAGTGCATAATCGTCGTATTCTCCTCCAGCTGCATTTCTAGGATCTAACCTCCATCCAAATTGATCTTCATTAACACCAATTGCTCGTGAATTTGTTAGAACCATATCGTCGTACATCATCCCAAAAGATGATAACGATTTCAAAGCTTTACGTATAGGATTTCTTGATGAAGCCGGAGATTTTCCAGTATAAACATCATCTCTATTAACGAATCCTTGTGCCATAGTTTAGTTTATTATTATGTTCTATATATTTGATTCTGAATCTTACTTATTTTATGAACTTATGCTTACCTTGTTTCTCAGCAAGTTCAATTTTAGCTTTGTAATATTGAGGATTCTCGTTCCATTTAATAACATAATCTTCATATGCTTTGTATATGTCAAATATACTCGTATTTCCTTCGAGTTGAGGATATTGTGTTGGTTGGTCTATCTTTAAGATCTTATCCCAATCATCATAACATACACAGTATATTGGATCTTGGATTTGTTGAGGTAGATAATTACGGATAGCAAAAGAAAATCCCATAGGATCTAATGCTGTACGGATAGCAAAAAGGTCAAGATTATCAATTGATGCTTGTTCAGATGCTTTTTGAGGTTTTTTCTTGATTGCGTCTTTATACATCCCAGAATATCCTTTACGTAGCTTATTCACTATCATATCTCGATATTTAGGCGGATACCAGCTTATATTAATACCTTTATAAAGGAGAGATCCATTAGGTGAGATATATCTCCCTAACATTAACATTATCGGCATCTTATCCCAATAAGCTAATCTGTCTGCGGTTATTGCATCATATTGAAAGATGTAAATTTTACCAGGATCTAGATCCGTAGATTTTTTTAGCTTTTCTACTCGTGTGGATTTCTCGTCCTTCATTTCATTGAGCAGCCATTTATAAGGATTTTTGAGTTCCTTTTCTGGATCACTTTGATTTTGGTCTTCTTCAAAACCACCTTGAGCCTTTAAAGAAAGAATCTCTAGAAAGGCTTTAAAAACATCAAAGAAACTTCTATTTTTACTCATTATTTATTGCTCATTTTGAAAAAATCTTCTGTGATTACTCGGAATTCGCAGTCTTTCATGGTTTTTGCTAGTTTGGTTGCGGCTTCCTTTTTTGCAACATTCGTAACCCAAGCTTCATAGGCCCATTTATAAGAAGCCATGGCTTTTTTGGTTTTTCTTTTTGGGAGATTAGGTTTTTTGAATTGAGATTTTGGTTTTATCTCAATTATCCAAGTCTTTCCTGTGTCAGTTCCTATAATGAAATCCGGAAAGTAACTGTGATATTTGTTATCAAGTGGATTAAAGTATTTAATACACAAAGACTCCGATGACCACCATAGGATCGCCGGAGTCCTTTCACAATATAAACAAAATTTCTTTTCCCAAGAAGATCGATAAATTATAGGACCTGAACCTTTATACTTTTTAGCCTCGTTTAGAGGAAAGTAACCTTGCGTAAAGGGAGATTTTTTGGATGGTCTATTATTTTTTATCGACTTCATAGAGTGTATTACATAGCAGATCTCTTAATAGCTCCGCCAGCTAATACATCATCCATTTCAGCATCTTCCCAGCGAACGTCTTTTTCCATGTTCTCTGTATTAAAGATATGATAGTGATCAGTTACTCCTTGATAAACCATTGAAGGAACTTCTTCACCATCAACAACCACGATATATTCTTTTCCTGGAATTAAATCCTCTTTAGCAGTAATTGTATCTACAACAACATCTGCATCGGATGCCTCATCTGGTTTGAAGTTTGGTGCGATATCTTCGTCAACTTTGTTATAATTTTCGTTAACGAATTCGTCAAATGATAAAAGCTTTTTCATTGTCTCTTTTTCTTTTTTGTTATTTTATCTATATATCTTAATCAACATAAACAGGATGAGATCCTGCAGATGCTGAATCGGTTGGATCCCAGCCTTTCATTCCATTAAATGATCTCATGTCTGTAGTGGACCATGTTGATGTGTAAGTTCCGGTTCCAACGGTTCTTTTTGGATCGTTATTTAAAGATGTTTGATCAGGATCTATTGCAACTGAAGGATCTCTTGTAATTTCTGCAGTTTGTTCTAGTCCGTTTTCTTCAAGTTTTTCTCCACCTTCATCGGTTAGAGGTCTATCTCTCAACATTGCATTAACTTCAACAAAGAATTTTTCTTCCTCAGGTGATAGCTTAGATTTGACGTATTTGGCAATTCCTCTTAAAACCGTCTTACGCTTTTTATTATTTTCTATTTTGAACTTATGTTCACGTTTTCCTCTCGTAAAACCATCCATATAAGGATATTGATCTAGCTCTCTTAACATCCTTTCTAGTTTGGCATCTCCATTAAACTTATCAGCAATCTTTGCAGATTCTGATTTTAATTGTTCCATTTTAGTTTTATCTCTAAATCCTTTGATTTTGTCAATTATGGATTTTCTCCAATGTGAGAAGATTTTTCCGGCAAGAATAATACCACCTCCAGCAACAATTGTTGCCATTTCAGCACCGGTTTTAATTACATCTGCGGCTAAAATTCCTTTTGTTACCTCCCACCATTCAAGACCTTCATTAAGTGACTCATCAGCAGAAATCATGTATTGAGATTCGCAAATATGAATAGTTCCTTTGCTATCTCGAAAAGCCAACTTACCTTTGATAAGTTCTTTAGATATTATGACTCCGGAATAACCGTCCAATGTAACAATAGGCGATCCTACTTGAAGATCACATCCATCATAACTGACATTGGGAGTAGATTCGTTTAGTTGATATTCTTCGTACGAAAATAGATTTTCCATATTATTCTTCTTCGGTTGTTGTTGTTTCTTCATCTTCTGCTTCTTCAGGGGTTTCGTCAGCCAATTCCTTACCTTTCTTTTCGGCATCTTCAACTGCTTCTTTATCAACAGTTACAGGTATAGTGATAACCTCAGGACCTTGATTAGTAAAGACTTTATTTCTTTCAAAATCATATACGAAAACGACCTCACCATCTTTTTTGACGATATAAGTCTTGGTCATTCCATCTTCTTGAAATTCATAACCATCCTTTTTTCCTACATTAGATTTCCAAAGTTCCCACCAAGCAGGATCAACGGCATAAGCATTTTTAAGATCTCCAATTTTCGGTTTTTCTTCAGGTTTAGAATCTGTCTTTTCTTCTGCTTCTGTTATAGATTCATTAACTTCAACAAATCCTTGTGATACTAAAATTCTTTCGGCATCTTTTAGATCTTTTGCATCTATATTTTTATAACTAAATTCTACACGATATTTTTTACCGTCTTTTGTGATGTATGCCGATTCTTTCTTATCATTCTTGTATTCAGCAACCTTTTCTTTTGCTTCATTAACTGATTCAGATAAAAACTTATAGATTAATTTACCATCCTCGGTTTGAGTTTCTCTTGTATTAAGGCCACCAACATTTTGAAGTGCTAGATCAATAAGTAGCTTTTCAGAAGGTGCACCCATATTGTCCCAACGTTTATCCGTCTTATGAATTTTACCAAGCTTTACTTCACCATCATAAACATATATAGATTGAAGTTTGTCTCCGTCTTTAACAGCGATTGCATTACCTTCACGTTTTGAAAAGTAAATATCACCGTCTTTTCCAGGTTTAGTAAATTGAGTAACTTTTGCACCTCTAGCTTCATCTATCGATTCGGTAAGACCTAAATGATCAGCCATTTCCTTGTTAAATTCTTCAAGTTCTGCATCATTCAATTTACGGTAAACTTTTTCTCTAAGATTTTTAATTAGCTTTCTAGCTTCATCATATCCTTTACCTTCATTAACTTCAGATTCGTTAACTCGAGCTTTAAGAAATGAGTAAACTTGTTCAACATCTTCTTTGGCTGTTGCCATATGATCTACTGCCCAAGCATGTCCATCTCTAAGTAGCTCATCAACTTTGTCTGGGTTCATTTTTAGAATCTCCTCGATTTGATCTTTTATGTTGATCAAATTTTGAAAAAACATATATTCATCTACGTCTTCTCCTACTGGATTGATGGTAAATGTATGTGGTTCTATAACTCTACCGTCTTGAGAATATTGTTGTGGAAAATTCTCATTAATAAAGTCTTTGAATTTTTTAAGAGATAAACTCATTATCCGTTGTTTCTTTTATTTATCTAGATTGAATAGATTCCGTCTGAATCTGGATTCGATCCTCCTTCTAATGAAAGAGTTCCTTTGTATTTTCCAGGATGTAATTTGTTCCAACCTTTAGCATATCCGTTTTTAGCGATTTGTGTGTAATAAGAGAATGCGTTTGTGGTTTTTTCGGGTTTGAAACGATCCCAATACTTGAATAGATCTAGAAGTGCAAATTGAATGCAATCTTCTTTATCTTGTTGTGTTGTGTAAGTTAATTTATTGTTTGCTCTTTCCGCAATTAAGATGAGCATGTCTTGAGCTTTCTTTGTTAATTTCTTTTGTTCAATACAATAAGAAATCTCGGCATAAAGCTCTTTATTGTCTACATAAGCTGCCATGTTTATTATTTTCTTCTTTTTATGAAATTTATCGGAAAAAGGATCAGATCTTAACTGTAAGAAGACCTCTAGGAATTGACATAGTTTTACCATCAGGTCTAATCACTTCTACCTCTTCGTCATCTCCTTTACTTGAATAATCAAGAGCATCTGCTTGAACTAATTGACCTTTACGAAGATCTTTATAATCTTGTTTAAGTCTTACACCGGATGTAATATCATCTTTTTCAATATCTTCATGTAAAATGGATTCTAACATTTCCTCTTGCTCAGGAAAATTTAGACTTCTTCCTTTTGCAACTTGGATTCCGGATGAACCTCTTAAAGATACTTGAATGTTGTATTTTTCTCCGTTTTCATCTTCAACCTCGAATTGTTTGAAGGCATTAGCTCTATTTCCAAATCCTACAATTGTGTAAGTATGTCGATCTGTTTTAAGAGTACTACCGATAGAAAGTTTGTTAGCATCTTTAGGTGATAGCATTCCTTCGTTAATGAATTCGTGAAAGTGTTTAAATGTTTTCATATTCGATCTTTTGCTGAAAAAAGAGGAGTTTCCTCCTCTTTTCTATTTTCATTTAAGTTATTTTATTTCTTTACAAAAAATGACAACCAACCACCAGAATAAGTGCTCACTGCATTAAGTTTTTTACTATAGGCAACGTTTGACATAAAATAATCTTCATATTCAGGAGCTGATGCATCCTTGAAATTACCACCTTTACTCCATTCTTTGTCGAGTTTTTTGTATTCTTTTGAATCTCCATCTTCGTCAGGGTCATATACAACGATATCCGAAGGTTTAGCGCCTAAGATTTTTGCAATTTCTAAGTAACCGTCTTTTCCATCAGGATCAGATTGCATTATCTTATCTAGTGAAAGGCCTACTTCTTCGTTAAGTTTACCTTCGTTGATGAATTCTGAAAATGTTTGTAAATTTTTCATCTTTTGTTTATTTTATTTGATTAAATTATTCAATTTCTCCAGCATCGATAGCGGCGATAACTTCTTCGTCTGTCATTTCGATAGGTGTTGCTTCTTCGGATCCTGAATCATTATTCCATATATGAA